CATTTCCACGTCATCATCCGAGCCAAAATCCATATCCGTCTCTACGTCATCGTTATCAGCGGACATTTCCATGTCAGCATCTAAATTAACCTCATCTTCCTCATCTTGTTCAGAAAGAGATTCCTTTACTAATTGATTGATTTCTTCCTTCATTGTAGAAGCAAGTATTCCTTTTGCATTTTCGGCTATAGCTTCTTCAACTTGTTTCATTTGAATAAGGGCCTCTTGAACTAATTTGTTTTCACTCATATCGGAAATATATTTATTTTAACTAATAAATATTACCAAAAAATTAAAAATCCCATTTATTGATTGGGAAATATTATTTTTTTGAATATTAGTAGGTTTATTTATTTGATAAATATCACCGAGCATAAAAAAAGTGGTCAAAATAGACCACTTTAACTTAATTGGTTTAAATAAACCAATTTATTTTTTGTTTTAGATTAATCAATAACTTCATCAATCTTACTTTCAGATACCGATGTGATTCTCCATTCATGAGTAAATCCTTGGTATTTTTCAGTTACCTTTGCTTCCACATCTGTAACAGAGTATCCCTTTACAAGTTTTTCCTCTCTGATTTTTTTAATTTTACCACTATTCTCATCTGGTAAATCATACTGAACTTTTGCTACAAAAAATTTTTCTTCCATATTTTAATTTTATTTTCCCAAATAATCGGTTAATTTTCTCATTAAGTCAACCCCTTTCGCTTGAAATTCTGAATTTTCAGGTGATTTATATTTTTTTTCTTCTTCTAAATTCTCTTCATACCTCTCTCTATCCTCAGGTTTAGTGAACAAATACGCTCCCGGTGTTGATGGAGAAGATACCAAGTCAAAACAAATTAATTCAAAATCATCTTGAACTTCATTTCTCTCTCCAACCTTTTTCAAAGAACCAACTCCTCTTGAAGAAACTCCCATGGTTACACCTTGTCTCATTAAATTGGCGGCTTGGTCTCCTTTAGTGGATACGATACCTCTTTCGTGAAATCCTGGTGATGTTAATAATTTAAGTTTACCCATTAGAATATTTTTATCCCACCAAATATCAGTAATGATATGAGACACTCGGTCCAAATCAATTAGTGATGATTCAGGGTGATTAAGTTCTGATGTAGATAAACCTTTTGCAATTGCCTTTTTGTAATTATCCGCTTCTCTTTTCAATATCCTTTCAGGGTAAAATCTACCATTTCTATTTGGGGTGTCATATTTTTGTAATACCGCATAAAATTCAAACGGATTTCTATAATCCAAATTAGCCGCCTCTTTTAACATGTCAGCATTACGTATATCTTTTGGTGATACCCAACCTGCATCCGTTTCAATTAAAATGCCATGGCCGATTTCATTCGCTTCTAAAATTCTTAATTGTTTCATCAATAGTTTTTAAGATAAATATATCGATATTCCATCTTTATTTACTTTTTGAAATAGAAAAGGTAAAGAATTCGTTTTCGACCACATTATCTTTAACAATGTTCTTAATTATTTGTTTTACAGATTCTTTTAATTCGGGGGACTTGAAGTCTATTTCTTTTGAGGTGTAGAGGTTAACCTCTAAATTGAAAAATGATTTTTTACCCTCACATAATCCACTTGACCTTAAGTCTAAATCGACTATACTCTGTTCCTTAAATAAATTAGTGTCAATTGAATTAAATACGGAATGTTTTATTTCTTTACTTAAATTACCCACGACTCTATTCCAATTATCGTGTTCAAATTTGGGGGAGACCCACGATTGAATGTTAATGTATAATGATTTCAAATTCTTCGAATCCACGGTACCATATACCGATTTAATTGGATTGAATAGATTCAATCTTACACTTTTTCCTTTTTTCATTAATTATCATTCTTACTTCTGTTTATTTTTTTAAAAAAATACGAAAAAAAATACGCATTGTCAAAATTTTTTCAATATATTGAAATATTTGTATTATATGATAGTTGTAAATGTAAATAATGATGGAATTGAGAAAGCGTTAAAAACTTTCAAATACAAAGTAAACAAAATTAAACAGAATAAAATTCTTTTAGGTAAAAAAGAATTTGTTAAGAAATCTATTGCTAGGAGAACTCAAATATTGAAAGCGTCCTACACTCAAAAAGTCAAAAGTTCTTTAAATTGATTCTTCTAAGTTTTTTAACTTAAGAAAGTTTAATTGGTCGAACTTTTCTGATTTTAACTTGTTAATAGTTTCTGATAGTTTTGTTTTTAATTCAATCTCTTGCTCTTTTTCTAAAATAGAATTAAGTTTTTTAATTGTATTTTCTCGGATAGTTTCAAACTTGTCTTCGAGAGTTTTTGTGTCTTCAGAAATTAATTGGATAAATTCTTTTTTAGATGACTCGTCCAAGGTTTCAATATATTTGTGTAATGCTTGATTAGCAATCGTTACCATTGATTTCAATGGAATATTAATAGATTCTTTTATTGTATTATTGTTAGAAGTTAGAACATTAGTTATATTCTTTTTTGAATTTACCCTCTCCAATAAATTTAATTTGTTTGTGTAAACTAAAGAATCGATATCTGAATATTTGTTTACAATGTTCTCAGATAAAGTTTTCGGTAATTTAATATTCGGCAATATTTGTTGAATTAGATTAACGCCTTCCTCTAAGAAATCTTTAGCATCGGATTCGGTTAATCCTTGTGGCGTGCTTAATTGGTCGTATAACGAATACAATTTTGCCATATGTTTATTATTCAAAACATTGTGTTTGAATTCTTTTAGAGATTGTTTGAATTCCTTCTCATTTTTGTAGGATTCAATTAGGTTCTGTTCTACTAAAGATTTAATTTGTCCGAAAGTCATTATAGTGCATTTAGAATATAAATATTATGAATTTAATAACTTATCCAATTCTTTTGAAATTTCCCCTAAAGAATCTTGACCTTGACCTAAATCAAGGATTTTAGAGCCCTCTAAAATATTGGATTCAACCAATAGATTCATGTTTTTATTTTTGGATTCGGGTGTTACTTCCGCCTCTCCTCCCGCAGGTGGTGGTGGTGGTGGTGATTCTCCTCCCGCTGGCGGCATTTCTTCACCTCCCATTGGTGGTAATCCTCCCATGTCACCACCTAATGGTGGTTCCCCTCCTTCAGGTGGAGTTCCTCCCGGTGCCGCAGGTTTTCCATTATTACCGTACAACTTGTCAATATTATCAAATATACCTGTTCTAGTGATAACTGTAGGTGTCGCTTTAAGTTCCTCACCAACCGCTTTTTCAATTCTTTGTTGTTGTAAATCTAATCTAATCTCTTCATCAGACCATCCAAAGATATGTTTTTTAGCCCATGTTGATGATGTAGGTTGGATACCATTTCCTGGGTCTGAAACTAAATCTTTATACAATAAAACTTTTTCTTTCCAAACATCGATTTTTAATAAATCGGCTTGTGTAGATGGGTTTGTTAACCCTAAAGTAAAGTTTTGTAATTCATCTTCAAACCCTAACAAAAATAAATGAATGATTGCAATTTTATTTAATTCGGCAATCATACTTTTTTGAATTCTATTAATAGTTCTCGCAAAACGAATATCTTGTAATGATAAATTTTTTCCATCACCAACAACTTCTTCAAATCCTAAAAATGCTTTAGGAACACGAAGAGCCGTTAATAATTTCTTTTGAATATATTCTATATCGGCAATCTCTGATAAATTTGTTGCTCCCGGTAATGTTGTGATTGGGTCCGGTGCTGCTGGGTCACGAACAGGAATGAAATAATCTTGGTCAACCGCCATTTGGTTGAATCTCATATCTACATTTCCTGTTTTAGCGTCCACAATTTGTTCTCTTTTGAACTTATTGGCAACACGGTTTACATATGCTTCAACGTCATCATCATTCATGTTTCCAACGAATACTTTAAACATTCTTCTTTCAGGTGCTCTTGATGTTCTGTAAATCAACATTGCATCTTCCGATAACAATAATTGTTTCCAAATACGTCTCGCCTTTTCCAACATAGAAGTACCATAAGGAAGTTTCCGGTCATCACCCAATAATCTAAAGTGAGCCACCTCCCATGATTGAAACTCCATGTTTCTATTTTTCCAAGTAAAATGAAGTGCCTTTTTATTTTCATCTTTTTCTTTTGGAATATCTTGTGAAATTCTACCTGAAACACCAATCTCATGTCTTTCAATCTCAATTGTTGGTAATTGTTGACAACCAATAATACCTTTCTCAGGGTCTAATTTTAAATAAATAAAGTTATCACCATACTTACATGTGTTTCTTGTCCACATTGGTAAATTGGTGTTAATATCAAGCGCGTTGTTAAATAAGTCCGCTAAAACAGATTTAATTCTTTTTGATTCTGAAAAAATTTGAAGAATAAATCCATCCTCATTTGTTGTTGTAGATTCTTCAGAATATATGTCTAATGCTGCTGAAATTTCCGGAGTATATTCCATGGATTCATAATCGTATTGTGCCGACAATCTCGATGGTTCATAATATATTGCTTGTGAATATAAATTATTTTCAACTTTAGCCCATTGGTTTGTTAAATAAAACGTTTGTTGCGCCTGAAGTTTTTCTCTTTCAAAATCATCTCTATTTGTGGTTCTTAAAAGTTCTTTTTTATCAAACTTAAAAGTTGGATAGTCTTGTTTTAATAAAGAGTTTGGCCCGAATGTCTTGGACAACCTTTGCCAGACCGTAAGATTGTTTTCGCTCATAATTTAAATTTACTCATTACCTTGATAATATAAATAGTTACCGAGCACCAAATAACCATCCATATTTTTGATAATCACCCTTGGTTGCGTCACCATTATTACTTAAATTACCATTCCTACCCATTTGAGGAACCATAGGGTTGAAAAAATCAGATGAGTTTTTATTTTCATTTACATTCGTCGCCCATGAATTTAACATCGCCTTTGTATGATTGGTAACTTTTTCTATTGATTGGAATGACTTTTCCGCGACATATAACGCCATGGATACAGACATAATACAATCGTCATGATGACCTTTTTGGTGGTCGGGTCTACCATTCACATAGACAAACGTATTCATTTCATTGTATAGTCTATTTGAATATACTTTGAACCCATGTCTAACGCCTTCTTCAAACGCTGCGATAATCTGAACTCTTTTTGAATTAAAGTTAATACCAGGTATTTTATCGTTTATTTTCGGGTCCCATTTCCACTTATTACTTGTGTCAACATTATCAACATATAAACCTCCTTGATAATTTAACTCTTGTAGTTTTCTTGCGGTGGAAATTCCCATACCTCCGGTGATATCAATCACACAATAGGCATTATACATTGTTCCCCACTTATATGCTATTTCTGCCAATACATCAGGTGGAACTTTTGAAACATATTCCAATACTTGTTCTCTGGTGTCAAAATCAATAATCTGTATACACGAGAAATCTTCAGAATCTCCTCTTGACACATCGACACCCATGACATACTTATGTCCATTCACAGGTTCTTCAAATATCCATAATGAACCACCCATAAGTTTTGCTTGTGGGTCCCTCAATGTGTTTTTGGCAATGCCCTGCATCAAATCAGACTCAAATACATTATCACCGGAACCCAAGAAGTTACATTCTAACTCTTGAGCCACCTTTCTTCGGTCAAACTTTAACTTTTTAACCATACCCTCAAACCATGCGGAACATGGTTTATATCCTTGAGATATATAATCAGTTACAACCGAATGGTCTCTTTCATACGGATTTTCCATCGATAAATTGATAATATCTTTTTCAGAATATTCTTCTCGATTTAACAAGTAATGAACTAAGTCATTGGTTTTAACCATATACAAATCTTTTGTATATCTCGGGTCACGATACCAAAACATTTCAGATATTTTGAAATCGTTCATATTTCTTAATGATTGGTC